TTACAATTTAAAAATAAGCCTAATTTCATCAGGCGTGACTTCAACTCTTGATACCAACATTCTAACTATCTTTTTTTGTTCTTCGTAAGTCATTGTCGATATATCTTCCATCTTTATAACTTTTTCAAATGCAGGCTTATTGTTTGGCCTGTTTTTATTTTTGGCTATAATCTCTTCTATGCTATTTTTTTCTTTCAAAATCTTGTCACTTTTTTCTTTTAGATTGTCTAAATCTATCAAGCCGTTGATATATAGGTCGTTTAATTTTGAAAGTTTATCATTAACCTTTTTTAGCTGATTATAATAAGTGTCTAAATTTGCCTCGGGCTTACCTTTATACAAGGATTCGATAATTTTAGGATTCAACTGTAGCTTACTGATTTCTGTCAAGACATATTTTTCAATATCATCGGCTTTATGACGTCTTGATTTTTCGCAAAATTTTCCATTATTATAAATGGTTGCCTTTGCTCTACCAGTGAAACGGTTAGGACATGAGTAGGTTCTTGTCTTTGTACCGTCTTTTTTAGGTCTATAACTGTCTATTTGTAAAGGAGCACCACAGTATCCACACTTTACGATACGAGAAAGTAAATATTTTCCTTGGAAAGCCCTAGTATTTGTTGCTTTTTCAGAGCGCTCACGTAGCATTTGTTGGGCGCGTGTGTATGTTTCGTCGGATATGATTGGTTCGTGTAGCCCGTCAAATATTTCTCCTTTATACTTAACTTTACCTGTATAAGATATGTTACTTAGTATTCTTGTAACCTTTGTAGGTCTCCAATTGTCAGGGTGATTTTTTCGCAAAAATGTTGTGATTTCCATTATGCTCCACCCAGAATTGAGTTTATCAAAAATGTTTTTGACGGTCTCAGCAGCAAATGGCTCTATATTCAACATTTGAGTTTCTTGATTGTAAATGTATCCGTAAGGCGGTGTATGCCATGAAGTTGTTTTCCCTGATTTTGCTCGTCCTTTTACACCTAGCTGCATACGCTCTTTTATTTGCTCCCTCTCAAACTCAGCGATAGCAGAAAGCAGTGTGATAAACAAGTTCCCCATAGCTGATTTTGTGTCTATGTTTTCCTGTAAGCTAACAAAATCAACGTTATTAGCATTAAATACGTCTTTGACAAGATAAAGCGTGTCTCTGACGTTTCGACTTAAACGGTCAAGCTTGTAGACGACTACAGTGTCAAATTTGCCAGATTCAGCGTCTTGTATCATCTTTTGCATGGCTGGTCGTTCTAGTTTACCACCAGAAAAACCGCCGTCAGAATAGTTGTCATAAATAACCCACCCCATAGCTTGACAATATTTTGTTAGTGCTTCAATTTGCTGACCGATTGAGTAGCCTTCTTCGGCTTGGTGTAGTGTAGAAACACGGCTATATATAGCTACTTTTCGTTTTGTGTTCATATTGTACCCTCTTTCAAATTTTGTAAAAAAATGTTAAAATGAGTACAAGAAAAAGGGCTTTTTAATGCCTGTTTTTCTTGTAGTTTTATCTTTCCTCATGTTCTAAATTTGGCGATGGTGAACATGAGGATTTTTTTGTTAGCTGGCATTTGTCAGGATATCCGGATTAGCAATAAATTCCTTATTGGGAATAATTGATATTTTATTATTTGAGTTTTCTTCAAAAATTGCTTGAGTTTCAGCCATTTTATTAAAATTATGACCAACATCATCAATTAAAGCAACATATTCTACATTTTTCTTGTAATTTTGTAACAATCTAGTATCCACAGCTAGCAATTTTGCATGATTTAAGTTATTTCCATTGGAAATTGTCCTGACAAGACGTTCTTTTTTAGGTGTCGGAATGGAAAAATCAAATTGTACGGTAATCCCTTCTTTACCTGCGAAAGAAGGTCTAGAAGAAAATAGAACATTTCTTTCATGAAGTATATGCTCAACTTCTTCATAAAAGATATTTTTTACATTAGAATCTTTTAGAACAATCATATCATTTACTTGAATAATAGCTTGAAGTAGGCGTTGTTTTGCGATAGGAAACTTATCCAAATCAGTCATAATAGAAAGTTCATTATCGTTTATTTCAATTCCTAAACTGCTTGTTATGGTATTTAAAGTAGCTGTTTTACTCTTAGTTCTTCCTGTAAAAGTAATACCTTGGCTTTTTAAATTATCTAATGTCCAACCATCATCAGTTAATATTATTTTTCCGTTCCTCAAAAATTCTGCATACATAACAATATAATTAAAATCATTATCTAAAAATGGAATTGTAATTTCAACTACATTACTGTCTAAATCTTTAAAAGAGTACTCTTTCATCAACCAATCAAAATATATATTTTGTAATTTATTTGATTTATTCATTTGGAATTTCCTCCTCTCTGATATTAGTATACCTGATAAATTCAGAAAAAACATCTGAGATAGTATTAATATTTGGGAAATTTGATTCCTCTAATGGAATAGCGATACTATCTCGTTTTGGATATTTATTTGAGTAGATGTGGATATGGTTTCCGAGGATAATTTTGCCATCAGGATTTATGTGTTTGTTAGAAGGGTTTATATCAACTCTGACAAGAATGTCATGTGTTTCTTTGAAACGAAGATGAATACTAAAGCGTTCAGGGTTTCTTTTCCCTCTGAAAATATGAAAGAGATATTGAATATCATCATTATCCACAATGAGTTCATCGACGTCGATTCGACCAAATAGCGAAGAGATTGTAATTTTAATTTCTTCGAATGACAATAATTTTTTTGGATATTTTAGTTTTTTAATAACCCATTGAACTTCTTGGTCGTTAAGGTTACCATAGTCCATTATATTCTCCTAATTGTTCACTTAAATAATTTCATGATGTCAGATAGACCAAATGTAGTTTTATGGTAAACCTTGTTGTAGGCTGCTTTTTTAGGATTCTTTACCCAGCCCATACCTTTTTTACCATAGCCGGGGATAATAGCTTTTTTAGCTTGTCTTTTCCATTTAGCAGTAGTACGAGCTTTCAAACTCTTCTTTAAACTCGGTTTTCTAAATCCAATTTTCATAGTTTAACCTCTTTAGTCAACTGTTACAGGGATAATATCTTCGTTTTTGCTTGATAATGCAACGACACGATATTGATTTGCGTCAAGTTTGTATTTTACAGAAATAGTAGTAGTATCGTCAGGTAGTTTCTTAGCAATATCTGAGACACTTTGACGCCAAGCTTTCAAAACAAGCTCTTGGCTGTCGTCAGCGGTGTTAGAATCAACAGCTTCAATAACTTCTTTCATACCACTAGCAGCTTCGTCACTTAACAAAATACTGATAACATTATGACCATCTGGGAAATTATCGTCAGATACGTTATTTTCAATTTTGATAGTCATATTTGAATCATTTTCAGGGTTCAAAGTCTCATTTAATTCTTTAATAACTGAATCATAAGCACTGTTATCTACTTTCTTGCTTGATGAAGCAGTAGTAGAGCTTTGAGACGTACTTGCACTTGATGAAGCGCTAGAACTTGCTGTTTTTGAGTTAGACGAACAAGCAGCGAGTGTAACGACTGAAAGAAGTGTAATACTTCCTAAAATAACTTTTTTCATTTTTATAATTTCCTTTATTTCAGCTTTTAACGTGATTCAGTGTTTGCACGATTATTTATTCTTTTGCCATAGAGGCGATAATGATTTTAGCAACGTTTTCTTTCTCTTTTTCGGTCATCGGTGGCTCGTTAGGGTCAGCTACTGAAAATTCAATAGCGTGCCACTTACCGTTAACTTTAATCCATTCTCTGCGTCTGTTGCAATGACAATCTAAGTCATGGCAGATAACTTCCATTGGTCTAGTTTCTTCGTTCATTCTTAACACTCCCTATAGACGTCAACAACTTCGCCGATTGTACGAATATCATTTTCTTCGGAAAGTTGAATGTCATCACAATCTTTGTTAAGCGACTCTAAACGGTCGCTTTTTAGTTTTTTAACGTAGTTTTCACCGTCAACTTTAAAGATACCGATTTTGTTTAAATCAACTTGATTTTTCAATTTAATGAAAAGGAAGTCACCATTTTTGATTTTAGGCTCCATTGAATGGCCGACTACGATAGCAATAGTGTCATATTCGTTTTCGTCTGGGATTTCGTCCTCGTAGAAATCTACCATAGTGTCGTAGTCATCTTCTTGCCAGTAGCCAGTACCAGCCGAAACCTTACCGGGAGCAGGTAAGCTCACACGCTTTCTAGTTTCGTATTCAGCACGTTTTTCACAAATATCAATGACCTTACCATCTTCCTCTGCCAAAAGCTTCTCGGAAACCTGTACAAGCTTATCCTTACGATTGTCGTTTAACTTATTATAGTTAGACAGTAAAATCGCTTGGCGAGGGTCAAAGTTGATTTTAGATGATAAAACGTTTTTGCGTGAGCCATACTCTTCGATTAAATCAGCTTTTTCTACTTTGAAGTAGTTTGCCATAAGTTCAATTTTATCAATTCTAGGGTATGTTTTAGCGTTAACCCAGTCTAAAACAGTACTATACTTAAAATCCATCTCTGACGCGAAGTCTTTAACGTTTAAACCTAATTTATTTAAATGTCTACGGATGTTTTTTGCCATTACTTCTTTATTACCTAAAGAACCACTCACGGCTGCACCTCCTAATTTATTATATGTATATTATAACGGATAAACCGTGTTTTTGTCAAAAAATATTTAAAAAAATAAAAAAATATAAATTTTTGTGTTGACAACACGGTTAAACCGTGTTAAACTATACTCGTAAGGTTGAGAAAGACCTTAACAAAGCAAAGGGGGTGAGCGTATGAGACCCAAACGCTATCCGTATTGTGGAAATAAAAAACACTCTATCGTAGAAGCGATAAGAGCGTTTGAGAAAACTTGGATTACTTTCAACTTTGAAAATCAAAAGCAAATAGTTGAAAGTAGCCGAAAGTTAAATGAGTCTACTTCGAAAGTTTGCGAACTTCTGACTCAAGTTCATCAATTTTTTTCGTCAAGACATTGATTTTTTCGTTAGTAAACGTAACTTCTAAATCTTTAGCTTGAGCTTGCAAAAGAGTTTCAATCATGCCTAAAATTATATTGGTGTCACCCGAAATCATTTGTCGTAAAGAGTCGTATGTTTTCTCTTTAAAAGTATCGAAATTCTTACTCACATTTTCTCCTTTCAATATTTTTGTGTATGAATAAAAGAGTGTAAACGTTTTATTCACAAAACTATTATATAAAGTCTTTTAAGATTTTAAATCAGTCTAAAGACCGAGAGGAGCAGCAATGAGTGAAGACTTAATTATCGAAACAGCTGACAAGATTATCGAATCAAGCGAAACTTACGGGGAAGCATTGAAATTATGCAAACGAGTAGAACGGGAAATCGAGTTGCGTGCTTATGAACAAAAAATAGAAAGGAGTAGGATATGCAAAAAATGACGTTGAAAGCACTACGTGCTAATAGTGGTTTAAGTCAAGAAAAAGCTGCTAAAAAATTAGGCGTTGCAGCTGCGACTTTAAGCAAATGGGAAAATGCCAAAAGTTTTCCTGACGCTATTGAAATCGGCGAAATCGAAAAACTTTACAATACGAATTACAACGATATTATTTTTTTACCTCGCAACACGGTTTAACCGTGTTTGACTAGAAAGGAGCGAGAATGAAATGATACATCATTACATTACACATTACGCCAGCAATGGCAAAGATTACGCCGAAGCGTGGATTCAAATTAATATTTTTGGAAAGTGCTTTTGTTTATCAAAAAAACGCACAACCATTGAACGATTGTACGCAGATAAAGATTAAATTTTCTTCCAACCATTACCTTTAGTTGAGGTTGGTGGAAGTCTATCGCCTTTTCCTATAGTTGCTGTATGACCATTAGAGACTTTTCCTCCAAGAGGTCCTACTTCAATATAACGACCTGGCGCTTGATTATCCGTTCCAGGTTTGATTGGTTTATTAGCCATATTTTCTCCTTTCCATAATATTTGACTTGCGATTTTCATAAGGAGATGAGAGGCCTTATTCAACCGTTTGTCATGTATATAATTATATCAAATTATCTTGAATAGTCAATATGTAGTTGCTTTAAAAGTATCAACACACAATATATTGTGTTTTTAACTTAAAAAGGAGAATAACCATGTGGAAAAAAATTGAAATTTTATTAGCTGAAAAGAAGATGACCAAATATAAGTTAGCAAAAAAAGCTGGTTTAAATCAAAACAGCTTGATTGATTTAAAAAAAGGACGAAAAAAATCTTTAAAATTTGACGATGTTGTCAAAATCGCTGACGCTTTAGACGTTAGTTTAGATGAATTTAGAAAGGATAACGCATGAACGAAATTTTTAACTTTCACGGGCAAGATGTCCGAACAGTAACAATCAATGGTGAACCTTACTTTGTCGCTAAAGATGTTGCAACAATTCTAGGTTACGAACGTCCTACAAAAGCTATTCAAGACCATGTAGATAAAGAGGATAAGCTGATGTCCCAAATTGGGACATCAGGTCAAAATAGAAACATGGTTGTTATCAATGAATCAGGAATTTACAATTTAATTTTTAGCGCTGCTAAACAAAGTGCTAATACCAAAATTAAAGAAAAAGCTAACCGATTCAAACGTTGGGTAACGTCAGAAGTCTTACCAACAATTCGCAAACATGGAATGTTCGCAACCGACGAACTGTTAGATAATCCAGATTTTGCCATTGCAACTTTGCAAAAACTCAAAGAAGAACGAGAAGCCAAAAAGTTACTTGAAGCAACAATTGAAGAGCAAAGACCTAAAGTTATCTTTGCTAACGCTGTTAGCGCAAGCCACACGTCTATTTTAGTTGGTGATTTCGCCAAGCTCATGCGTCAAAACGGCTTGAATTTCGGTCAGAATCGTATGTTTGCATGGTTGCGAGAAAATGGCTATCTAATTAGTCGCAAAGGCAACAGTTGGAATATGCCAACGCAAAAAGCAATGGATTTGGGTCTGTTTGAAATCAAAGAAACGACTATCAATCATTCAGACGGTCATATCAGCATTAACAAGACACCTAAAATCACTGGTAAAGGGCAATTATATTTTGCTGATAAGTTGCTGAATGTTGACGACAACAAGAAGCTTAGCTAACTAACTGTTTTCAGGCTGGTTGATACGGCTCTAGTAGGTAATTACTCATAAATATCAATTTGATTATGTTTGATTTTCCTTACCAATATGATTTTTTATTCATTTACACGATAGTATCTCCTCTTTATTTTTTATCCGGCTGAAACGCCTACTAGGGCCATACCAGCCAGTCTGAGAGCATAAAAAAGCCCTTGACTAAGGGCAATTAGTCAGGGGCAAACATAAACATTACAAAGGTATTTTAACATGAAACGAGAAAAAGAACAATGGAAACCTAAAGTTACTAGTTATCGCGAAGTAACTGAGAACAATGAAACAAAGCTAGTTGAATTTGACCCAGCAGACTACACAATCCCAGCGGGCCATCTAGTTTACAGAACTCTTATGATGATTAATGAAAATCGATTAGAGGAGCGAACAACATGACATACATAATTATCACAACAATCATTTTAGCATTAACAGAAATCACTATCTTGCCATTTATTGGCCGTTACACAGACGATAAGGAGCAGTAAGACGATGAAATTTTTCGGCAAAATCCACGACTTTTTCTTTCCTGAAGAAAAATCAGACACTAGCAGCTTTGTAAGATTTCCAGACGAAGCAGACCGCTATCGAGAAATCGCTGCCAAATTAAATCAGCAATTAATTTTAAGTAACAGAATGTGTAAAGACTTAAATCAAAGGGTTTTTGATTTGGAGCAAGAAAATAAATGTTTACGCGAAATGTTAGCAGAGGTTAAAAAATAATGTATGTGAACGAAGTAAAAAACAACGCTTTTTACCAGTTCCCACAATGGCTCTTGAAAGAAGAACCATACAAGAATCTCGGTGATAAAGCCAAAATGATGTACATGCTGCTCTTTGACCGTCGGACGCTATCAATCAAAAACAAATGGTATGACGGAGACGGAAGAATCTACATGATTTTCACTATCGAGCAATTCATGCAAGAACTTAATTGCTCAAACAAAGCAGTCGTTAAGGCTAAGAAAGAGCTAGTCGAAGTGGGACTGTTGGAAGAGGTAAGACAAGGTATGAATAAGCCTAATCGCCTATATATCAACGGAAGTGTAGAAAGTACACGTCCGGAAGTGAATAAAGTACACACTGGAAGTGTAGAAAGTACACGTCCGGAAGTGAACAAAGTACACGGAATCAATACTAATATTATCAATACTAATATATCAAATAATATATATACAGATAACAAGCCAATCAATTTTGGCCAATTCGTAAAAGCGGAAGGTCTAAAGGTAAACGATAGACACATGACACGTCTGTTAGAGTATATCGGCTTGGACGGTATGGATATGGAGCTGGTTAAAGAGGCAGTTAGACGAACTACTGATGGCGGTATTGATAATCCTAATTACACTTTTACGATTTTGGATAGTTGGAAAGCAAAAGGGATTACAACGGTAGAGCAAGCTAACGAAGAGAAAGAAAATTTTCAAAGTCAAAAACAGCGACGTAGCTATCCTAACCAGCAACCATCCAAAAGCAACGTACCTGAGTGGGTAGATGAAGAATACAAACACGAAGCGACAGTAGACGAGCAAGCACAGCTTGACGCGCTGAAAGCAGCATTTTTAGAGGAGTAAACATAAACATGAACGTAAAACAAACAATTTTAGAACAACACAAAACACTTGAACGAGTTAGACAATTGCAAAAGGAAATGCATGAAATCTGTATGTTTTCAGCAGGACTTGAAGCAATTGGGTTGGTTGATGTAGACCCTTTAATGGCAATCTCGCTCGATACGGTTCACAAGATTTCTCACGCTCTTGAAGATGTCCTGAACGGCGAAGACGCAGGCAAGACTTTACGTAATCACTTGACAGGCGGACGTTTTGAAGAAGACGAGGATAAAGACTAATGAAAATCGAACTATTACACGTCGTCAATGGTTATCGCAAGTTTCATCTTGGATTCTATGACGATATGCATCAAGCGATTAAAGCGCTCAAAAATCATGTATATGCTTATTCAGCTATTTCAGAACCACGCTTTAGAAAGTCAATGAGTGGAAATAGCATTCGCATTGATTATGGCGCTAAGACTTGCTACTACTTGCTGCAAGCTAGAAAGGTCAGCTAATGCAACGTGGATTATTTGGTGACTTTGATTATGATAATTGGTTAAGCACGTATGAGGACCATGAAGAAGTATTTCAGGGTGATGAAGACGAAGCTTATGACCGCTGGAAAGATGACCAGCTAGAAGATTGGTAAAGAGGAGAAAAAATGAAGAATAGTAAAAAGAAATATCTACATAGACAAAAGAAAAAAGGAGTTAAGCCAGAACAAGAAATCATCGAAAGAATTAATTTGTTTTCTGAACCTTCTAGGACAAAATTATTAGCCGATTTTAAAGAGGCGTCTCAGGATAAAACCCTGTTGAAATTTGAAAAGAAATACAAAAAAACGGTTTTCTTTGATTTTTACGCAATGTTATACGCTGCTGTCTTTGTCGGAGATTTAAAAAAATTACGTAAATTAAAAAACAAATCAGCACAAGACATTGATAGAATGCTTGGCTATACAATCGGCTATCCTATGGCTAGCTTAAAAAATACACTTAATAATCCCACAGGAAAGAATGTAAGAATTACGTTTGCGATTTATAAACGTATGGCACATCTGAACAATAGTAAGCCATTCAGCCAAATTCCAACTGATGAATTGATTGATGTCAATGAAATTTTTATTCGAGCTTTGACTATGCACGGCTATGAAATCCCGACAGAAGTCGATAAAGAAGCACTTGAAAACAGTGAAACTAATCAAGACAAAGAGAAAATGCAAGAGGAGAACGAAATGATTGAAACATATGAGCTAGTTATCAATGGTGAAATAGTATTTTTTGATAAAGAAAACTCAGCGCTTGACTTACTTAAGAAAATCAAAGAGCAAACAAATATCGAAGTCGAAGTATTTGAAACAATTAAAGAGCAATTAATTTAAGGAGCAGATTATGACAACAACAGAATTAACGCAAAGACAAATTACGTCAAGTGTGGCTAACCGAATTGAAGAAATGAAAGGCGAAGGCTTGCTAGTAGCGCCAAATTACAGTGTAAGTAATGCTCTAAGCTCTGCCTATTACGCTTTGACGAATTCAAATAGCGGCAATTTGCTAGGAAAATGTACGCAAGACAGCATTTACAACGCCTTGCTTGATATGGTTACACAAGGTTTAAGTCCAGCTAAAACTCAATGCTATTTCATTCCTTACGGGAACAAAGTCAAATTAACACGTTCGTATTTTGGAACGATGAAAGTCGTTAAACAGTTGCCTGAAGTCAAAGATATTTACGCTCAAGTGATTTATGAAGGTGATGACGTTGAAATTAAGAACGTCGAGGGTCACAAGGTGCTAGTCAGACACGATACTAATTGGCTGAATCAGGATAATCCAATCATCGGTGCTTACTGTATCATCGAAAAAAACGATGGTGAGAAAGTTTTGACAATCATGACCAAGAAAGAAATTGATAAAGCTTGGGCCCAATCGAAAAACAAGTCAATTCAAAACAACTTCCCACAAGAAATGGCAAAACGTACTGTAATCAATCGTGCTGCTAAACAGTTCTTTAACACAAGCGACGACAATGACTTGTTCATTGACGCGGTCAATCGAACGACAGCGAACGAATATGATGACGAACGAAATGTCAAAGACATAACGCCAGAACAAGACGACAGTGAAAGCATTGACAGTTTCCTTGGTGAACCATTTCCAGAAGCTGCTGACGAAGAAACAAAACAACCTAAAGATGTGACACCAATCGAAGACACCCCTCAGGAGCTCACGGAAGCCCCAGAATCGACCGAAATGTCTGAACCTGATAATTTACATGAACCAGAGCAAACAGAGCTATTTGAGCAGCTAGGAGACCTATATGACTAAACTAACAGATGAGAATTATTATCAAGACAAAACTTACTTGTCTAATTCACGATTTAAGCAATACATGCAATGTCAAGCTAAGGCTTACGCCGTTGATAATGGCGAATGGGTAGAAGACCGAGACGAGACCGCTCTTTTGGTCGGCAACTATGTACATAGCTACTTTGAATCCGAAAAGGTTCACGACGCTTTTGTTGAAGAAAACAAAGAAAAAATCATTGCCAAGACAGGTAAGAATAAAGGAAATCTTAAAGCTGATTTCGTTGTCGGCGAAAAAATGATTAACGCCTTGAAAGATGACGATAATTTTAACCGTTTATATCACGGCTATCCAAGTGATAATGTCAAAAAAGAAATGATTGTCATTGGTGAAATTGAAGGGGTACCAATCAAGGGGAAACTTGACAGCATTAACCTATCACGAGGTTACTTTGTTGACCTGAAAACCATGAGGTCAATTTACAACGAAGAATGGAACGCAGATTTATATAAGAAAGTGCCGGCAGCGGTCAATAATATCTTAAATTTCGGTTATAACGGACAGCTTGCTCTCTATCGTGAGCTACTGAAACAGATGACAGGCCAAGAATTTAGGCCGCTTATCGTTGCTGTTTCAAAAGAGAACGTTCCTGACAAGGAATTTATCAAAGTTGATGAAAATTGGCTTGAAGAGGGTCTTGACTATATCAAAGACAATGTCAAAGAAGTCTGGGACGTCATTCAAGGTAAGCAAAAACCTAAAAAATGCGGTCATTGCGACTATTGCAAAGCTCAAAAGAAACTTTCTAAACTTATTAGCTTAAATGACATGATAGGAGATTAAAAACATGCAAATGGAACACGTTACAGATAGCGTCGCTATCTATTCGGACGGAACTAACTTGCAGGTCATTCATGACCTTGGCACTGAATTCGTTTTAGATTTCAAACTTGAAAAAGAACCAACTTTCAACATTGATGTTTTAGGTAAGACAGACTACGCTTATCACCTAAAACCATTCTTTAGTGTTTCTGGGTTCTGCTCAAAGGGCGAAGCTGACCTTCATCGATTGCGTTGGGCAATCTTACAATTTCAGGAATTTGAGCAATATTTAGCAGATAATCAAGCAGAAATGCTTGAATGGTATTTCAATCCGAAAGGAGAAACAGAATGATTGAATTTGTTAAAGAAGCAGGAATGGCGTTTGTTTGGTTATTCTTAGGTTATCTATTGGGTGAACGCCAAAGTAAAAAATAAGCCTCGGAATCGGCTCAAAAAGTGACCTAGAAAGTACGTGTCGGTTAACAGGACGACATGTAAAGAATTTCAGCGGGCGCAAGCCCTACTCACACTTTAAAACGTGCCCGCTTTTATTTTTGAGGAGAAAAAATGAAAGAAGAACTTATCAAACTGACGCAAGAAGATTTTGAGGGATACGCTAAACATCAAATCTCAGAGCACCTTGAAATTAAATCGTATGAAGTTTATATGGTTTGGTTTAATTACACGCTTAGCAATATGAAAGGGTTGTTTAGCTTTGACAGTAAGAAAGCTTATCCGATGAGCAATCCAAACGCTAAACTCCCTGACTATGTTGAAGTGACATACGACAGCGAAAAGCATGAATTTTATTTCGATTGGTACACGAAAGAACGACAAGAAGTCACTCACGTCGCTTTTGAGATTCCGGGGCTTACTGATGAAATTTGAGTTTATTTTATCGAATACCAAGAAGCAAAAACAGATGTTAAACGCCAATGACCGCCCACATTGGACGCAAAAGGCCAAAATCACCGCATTTTTACGTGCTACAGCTGTTAGAGCAGGTCGGCAATGTAATTTACCCCCCTACTCAAAAAGGCGCCCCTGCGGCCTCGTAGTGACGATTTACGCCCCTACTAAAAGACGACTTGACCCACCCAACTTTTATCCGACAGTAAAAGCGCTTGTTGATGGATTGACAGACGCCGGAATCTGGACGGATGACAATTCAGAAGTCATTAAGTTTATGACTTTTAAACGAGGTGGACCAAGCGAAATACCCGGAAAATATAGGGTTAGATTGGAAATAAAGGAATTATGACAAGAAAATTTATTGTTAGAGAATACAGCCCAAAGCTTAGAACAGCGACTTGGTTCGCTACAGCCAAAGATTTTAAGGAAACGGAGTTTAAAACAAAAAAACAAGCCCTAAAATACCTAGAAAAGGCTCGTAAAGAGCCCGGTCAAAAAGAATATTACGAGGTGGTAAGTTGAAAGCTGAAAGATACATGTTTTTAAGTATGTTGTTATCGTTTACAATCATCGTCACAGTCGTCTTCTTCACGATTGAGCTAGGAATGCAAAAAACTGTTTATAACAACAAAATTACCGAGCTAAAACTTGAAAACATTAAGCAAAAATACGAAATCAAGCGGCTAAAAGACAATCAAACGATTATCTATCACGCCGATAATTACGGGGGAGAGTACGATTATGAAAGTACGATTCACACTAACAAACAGTGAAATTGAGGAAATCGAGGTATTAGAGAATGATGAATAAAAAAATCGCAGCTTTGGCAGGTGCAGCGCTCATGACAATTGGTTTAGCTACGTTGTCAGGTTGCTCTACAGAATCAGATAAAGTCTCTTATAACATTAGCAAAGAAGCTGATAATTTCAACGTTCGCAGACGTGTAGCAGTTATCAACACACGTACAGACAAGATTGAATTCAAAGTGGAAGGTCTTATCTCAGTTGATACGTCAAACAGCAAGAAGTTAGTCGTTATTGCTGAAGTATCAAAAGGAAAATACAGAAAGCACTTAATCAACATGACTAAAAATAACATGTACGTCGTCGAAGATTTAACAGACGGAACGAAAGTCAATAAATACAAGTACGAAGTTGAGTACATGCCTGAAAGCATTCTTCCTGTAACAATCACAAATAACGAGTGAGGTGCTGACAGATGAAGAATAAAGCGCTAATAATGCTAGTCGGTCTAGCGTTGACTGCAATTGGTCTTGTTGGGTGTTCAGACAGTGGAAGCGCGGCAAGTCATGGCACATATGCTTATATACCAACTAACAAGCAGGATTGTGGTTGGGAGCGTGTAGAGGTTGAAGACTATGGTTTTTCCAGCGACGAAGGAATTTGGATTCAAACGATAGATGGACGAACCATTGAAGGGTACGATATTACAATTGTGAAGGAGTAGAAATGAACATTAAACAGCTAATGATTAAAAGCTTTAAAATCACAAAGCAGCAAGTTCCAAGCTACGCTGATGAAGAAAAATGGCATAAAGCTTGTGACAAAGCAATCAAACTTGTCGAACAGCTTAAAGAACCTGATGAAACTAAGATGAATCTGGAAGAGTTAGAGCGAGCGAATATGCTTGTCAAAAATATCAAAATCTTAGAAACGTTGTCTAAAAGCGAGATTGAGCATTTGAAAGTGACATATCCAAACGGTGAAGGCGACTGTATATATATGAAAGACAAAATCAAAGAAAGAATTCGGAAGGTGTTTGAAGATTGCGCTGAGGAATCAAAAGCAGAATTGAAAGATTTGGGGGTTGAGTATGAAGATAACTGATTTAAAAAGAGTTAACAAACTAAAATCAGAATATGACTTATTAGCTGACATAGTTTCTTCACATAAAATTAAATCAATCAAATGTGTATCATTTATGCAAGTACATGAATATGAGCTACCTAGAAGCGAAAGGTTAGGACAAAAAATTACCAGAGCCATTTTAGACTATATGGTTGAAATTAGAAAAGAACTTAAAGAATTGGGAGTGGAATATGAATAAGCAAGAATTGATTGAAAATATTAAAAATATAAGCGTAGTGGTTTCAGATACAACTATTAATTATAGGGGAGTCATGGTTTCAATGAATGAGGTTTTGAATATTATCAAACAGCTTGACGAGCCAGAGAAGCCAGTAGTGCCACAGTTTGTGGCGGAATGGTATGAAAAAAATAAAGATGACCTCGAATATAACTTATACAAGCTTTGTACAGACTTCCGTGAACAAAAACTGCGTGAAGATTTCCACGGATGGTTTAATGATGACAATAACAAATCTATAGAAACATTAGTGTTGATGCATAAATTTGGTTATGAAGTTAAGAAAGAGAAGCTGTATACAGTCGAGCTTCCAAATCCTAATAGAGCAGATGTAAGCTTAGTGCTTGGGTTATACAATGATGGTAAGGTTGCTATATTTGCTGCTTTTACAGACAGTTGGAAATATGAAAAGCAATATAAACTAACCGAAGCAGAAATCAAGCAAGATTTCGAATGGGCATGGCAATTTGCGAAAGAGGTAGAAGAATGATTAAAAAGTATATTAAAACAACGCCTGTTGAGGCTATTCAAGTTACTGAGGACAATCACGAAGAGACTAAAGAGTTTGCTTTTTTGCAAAGAATCGTTTTTTGCTATGGGCCTATAAGACATTCGATTGATACGCTTGAGGGGAAAATGCGTTTCTCAGATGGCGACTATCTCATTAAGAACCAGACTGGTGAATGCTATGTATGCAAGAAAGAAATTTTTGAGGAAACATATAAATTATTGGAGGATTAAAATGGAAGCTTATAAAGAACGAATGGTAAACGAGCATAAAGAATTGCAAAGACGCACTGTCAAGTTAGGTGAACTGCTAAATAATTATCGTCAAGGGAAATTAGATTTTGAATTGAATTGTCCAGTAACACTGCTTGAACAACAGTTTGGCGCAATGTGTGTTTACCTTGTTGTTTTAGAACGACGTGCTGAAATCGAGGGAATCGAGCTATGACTTAAAATGTTAAGTACATCTAATTTAAGGAAGAACAACAAAAAAGCCAAGTCGCAATCAGCTCCTTAGCAAACGTTCTCATTATTACTATTATAGCATAAGGAGATTGAGAAAATGCGACTTTTTCAGGACATGGATAAGGTTTTAACAAAACACAACGCTTACGAGGTGCTTTCTCTTTATCGTCGTTATTCTCGTATGGCTGGCGAAGAGTACACACCTAAAATTACAGCGACTTACTCGCTAGAACCTAAAGCGTCAGGATTCAGCAATAGCAAACAAACAGAGATACAAGTAACTAGACGAGTGGCAGCTTGGGACGAAATGCAAGCAATTACGAAAGCTATCAATCGTATTATTGACCCATTTGTCAGACAAATTCTGATTGAGAAATATTGCAAGTGGCAGATAAAGTCTGATTGCGCCATCTATATGGAATTGGGCTACTCGGAGAGTGAGTTTTATCGTATGTTAGAGCGTGGAGCGATTGAGTTCGCTGAAAGCTACCGCGGTGGCGAGTTGCTGGTCTTCCGAATTGGGAGAGAAAAGTGAGAAAATAGCTGGAATAATGACGTTTGTGAGTGTTAAAATTATATTATAGAAAAAATGTGAGAGACGGACGAAATATCCGCCTCTTTTTGTGTGGGGGGTGATGGAAAATCGCTAAATTGACCATAAAACAGCAACGTTTTGCCGACGAGTACATCATTTCGGCAAATGCAACGCAAGCAGCTATTAAAGCGGGATATAGCAAGAAATACGCGAATACGAATGCAAGTAAGTTACTACAAAATACTACAATCAAATCTTATATAGATGAGCGACTAGCTGAATTGCAGTCTCAAAAAGTAGCTGACCAGCAAGAAGTTCTAGAATATTTGACGTCGGTCATGAGAGGCCAAGAAACCGAGCAGACTATCATTGGAGTCGCTGATTTAGGCCAAGAATTGACTGACATCGAGGTCAGCGCTAAAGACCGTATCAAAGCCGCAGAACTCCTCGGAAAACGTTACAGAATGTGGACCGACAAAGTAGAGGCTGAGGTACAAGGAACGGTGGTGTTCGCGAATGAAGACGACATCGCAGACTAACGACGTTGTCGTCAACCTTCCTAAAATGGTTGGTGGCGGATATGGTAAGTTTTGGCGTTCTAAGAACTTTTATAGAGTTGTCAAGGGTTCTCGTGGTTCGAAGAAGTCGAAAACGACGGCTTTGAACTTTATCACAAGACTTTTAAAGTATCCATGGGCTAACCTATTGGTGGTTCGTAGGTATTCAAACACTAACAAGCAGTCAACTTATACGGATTTTAAATGGGCGTGTAATCAATTAAAGGTTACACACCTTTTTAAATTCAACGAGTCATTGCCTGAAATCACGTTGAAAAAGACGGGTCAAAAGATTCTGTTCCGTGGTCTTGACGATGAGTTAAAAATCACGTCTATCACTGTTGACGTTGGTATTCTTTGCTGGGCTTGGTTCGAGGAAGCTTATCAAATTGAAACAGAAGACAAGTTTAGTACAGTCGTCGAGTCTATTCGTGGTAGCTTAGACGTTCCTGACTTCTTTAAGCAGATTACAGTGACGTTTAATCCGTGGAATGAAAGACACTGGCTGAAACGTGTCTTTTTCGATAAAGACACACAGCGAGCCAACACGTTAGCTTTGACTACAACCTACAAATGCAACGAGTGGTTAGATGAAGTCGATAAGCAACGTTATGAAGACTTATATGTCACTAATCCAAGGCGTGCTCGTATTGTTTGTGATGGCGAGTGGGGTGTAGCTGAGGGACTTGTATTTGAGAACGTCAGAGTTGAAGATTTTGATAAAGATGAGTTGCTAAAAAACAAGAATAACAAACTAGCACTCGGTCTTGACTTTGGATTCACCCACGACCCAACGGCACTTGTGGCTTGCTTGATTAATGATGAGACGAAGGAAATACATATTTTTGATGAAGCTTATCAAGTCGGCCTATTCACTCGTGAAGTGGCTGGTTTGATTGTATCAAAAGGTTATAAGAAAGCGACTATCATTGCAGATTGTGCAGAATCGCGTTTGATTGAAGAGCTTAAACAAGAACATGGTTTGAGACGTGTTAAAGCTAGTCGCAAAGGTAAAGATTCAATCATGGCAGGTATTTCGAAGTTACAAGGCTATCAAATTATTGTACATCCGTCTTGTACTCACATCATGGATGAATTTTACAGCTATTGTTACCAACAAGACAAGGAAGGTAATTGGTTGAATAAACCAGAAGATAAAAATAATCACTTGATGGACGCCTTGCGCTATGCTTTGCAATGTGTCGAAAACAAGAACTGGCTATATTAAGGAGTATACAATGCTACAGACTGAAAATATTTCAACGCTTGGCGCTGAGATTAAGAGCTTAATCAACAACGACCGAACTAGCGCTTTGAAGCGGAAAATGCACGACGGTGTCAGGTATTATGATTCGCAGCACGACATTTTAAAGACTCGCATGTTCTTTTTTGACAGCAACGGACAACTAAGGGAAGAAGAGTATCGAGCCAATACGAAGATTTCGCACGGATTCTTTACCGAGCTTGTTGACCAAAAGGTTCAATACTTGCTTTCTAATCCTGTTGAATTTACGACAGAGAACCTAGAACTACAGGACTATCTGGAGCAATATATTGACGATGACTTTCAGCTTATGCTGCAAGAGCTCGTTGAAGGTGCTAGTCAAAAGTCTTATGAGTATGCGTTCTGGAACGTTGATGAGACCGGCAAGGTCAAATTTAGAGCCGCTGACGCACTCAAAACGATTCCGATTTACGACGAGAATCTAGCAATTGACCAGATGATTTACTACTACGATGACCAAATCACAATCAAGAACGAGGTCAAGAACGTGGTTCGCGCTCAGTTCTGGACGAAGGAACAAGTATTTTACTTTGTTTGTGTCGATGAAGGTGAAATGGAGCTAGACGAATCTATCAAGGTGAATCCGGCTTTCCATCAGCTTGCTAAAGATGAGGAAGGGACTTACTACGGTAAAGGCTATGGCCAAGTGCCGTTTATCAAGTTGGCCAATAACAAGCGTGAGAAGACTGATTTAGAGCCTATTAAAGACTTGATTGATGACTATGACTTGATGGCTTGCTCGTTGTCTAATAACTTAATTGACTTTGACCACCCGATTTACATCGTTCGCGGTTTTGAAGGTGACAACTTAGATTCATTGGTCACTAACCTAAAAACCAAGAAGACTGTTGGCGTTGGTGAAGATGGCGGCGTAGACGTTCAGACTGTTGATATTCCGGTCGAAGCTCGTAAGACTAAGCTAGCAATCGATAAAGAAGGTATCTACAAATTCGGTATGGGCTTTGATAGTTCTCAAACTGGCGACGGCAATATCACAAATATCGTAATTAAATCACGTTACAGCTTGCTTGACCTGAAATGTAATAAGACTGAGGTTCGATTGAGAGCGGTTATCAAGCAAATGCTTGACCTGATTGTCCAAAATATCAATGAATTGAACGGCAAAGCATTCGATTCGTCTGTTATTGAGGTGACTATCACACGCTCAGTTATGGCTAACGAGACCGATAACGCCACAGTTGCTAAAACTGAAGCGGATACTAAGCAAGTATTGATTAACAACGTCATGACGGCAGCTCCTCGCTTAGATGACCGTACAGTTTTGGAACTATTGGCTGAGATCTTGGAAGTTGACCCGGACGAAGTCGAGAAAGCTTTGGGCGAACAGGCTTACAAGTCTGATTTTAACCAAATGACAGAGGTAGATGATGACGGAACTGAACCAATTTCAACAGGAAATCGAGAATCTGCTGGCGAAGGCGGACAAGAAGACTGATAAACAGTTATATGGTTTGTATATAGACACGATTAAGGACCTGAAGCAGGCTTTGCTGGTCGATTATCAACGCTATGAACAGCTATCGTCCACAGAACAGCTAAAATTAAGCCGTATGACAAACCTTTTAGAACAACTTGATAAATCAACCAAGGAATTAAAACAAGGGCTTAAAACGGAAATTAACGGCCATTTAGAGAACACGGGGAAAATAGCTTATAACGAGCTCTTTTACGAATACGAGTCTAAAAACACAGCTATCAATTTCACAATACTAAAAAGCGAAGAATTGAAGACAATTATCGAGACGCCTGTAGCCAATTACAAGCTGTCCGAGCGCTTGAATGATGGTGTGGCCGAGAGACTGAGGTCAAATATCAAATCAGAGCTTACACGAGTATTTCTGTTAGGCTACAGCTACAAGCAGACTGCTGCTAGGTTGGCAGAGATTGGCTATAGTTCTTATCGTCGAGCCTTGAACATAACTCGCACCGAAGCTGGTCGAGTTCAGGCAATCGCAAGACAAAAGTCGCAAATGGAAGCAATGAAATTGGGTGTCGAGTTTGAAAAAGAATGGATTTCAACACTTGACAATCGCACTCGTAGCGACCACGCTAAGCTTGATGGTCAACGTGTCAAACCTGACGAAGATTTTGAAGTCAGCGGACTTAAAGCAAAACAGCCCCACATGTTTGGGGTCGCTGCTGAAGATTGTAATTGTCGCTGTCGCACAGTTTCACGCTTGAAGAACGATAAATCGGCGCTTTTGAGACGTGACAACGAGACGGGAGAAGTCGGGAAATGGAAGAATTATGCCGAATGGGCGGAATCGAAATATAAAACAAAAGAAAAACTAGGTTTTGAATTTGTTGAAAAACAAAGTGGAAGAATGTATAATAAGCTTGATTTAAATGATTACTCTAACCATACATTCGCTAACTTAAAAAAAGTTTTACAATCCGCCACAAAAGAAGTTGCCGCATTTAGACAAGAGACGGGGATTGATTTATATAATGAAAAATTCATTGATATAAAGAATAGATACGATGATAACAAAGCTAAATTTGTTAAGTATCTATACGAAAAACGTCACTACTCTGTTCTGCCTACTCAAGTTTTGAATACAGACGGAATGACTCCTCTTTATCGTGGAGTTGTGAATGCAAATGAAGCTGGATTTACTGGCGCGGATTTTGTAGACCGTTTCAAAAATGGACCGCTTGATATATCTGGTGCCAATCGTTCTGCTTTTGGTAGAGGTATCTACTTTGGCAAGGACCAGCGCTTAGCAGCGACTTACGCTAAAAATGGCGAAGGTGGTGAAATCATTGAAGCTTTCTTACCTAGTGACGCTAATATGACCACCGTTAAAGCGATAAAAGACTTTTACACAAAATCCGTTACAGACAGCCAGTTAGAAGAGGCGGGGCTAACAGAGATTTATAATTTGTTGTATAGTAACAAAGGAATGGATAAAAACGTGGATATTTGGTCGGCTATCACTGGTCACGATGGAATTATTTCAAATAACGGCGAAATTATTAGTATTTTCAACAGAGGAATTTTGAGGATTAAAGAATGAAAACATCTGTAGGATTATTATTAGACGCCCTATCTGAAATTGTCCCGAACTGGGATATCGAGGACGGGCTTTATAGTTCAGTTGTGAAAATGATTAAAGAATTGCCAAAGGAAGATGGCTATAGAATTATTTCGCAGGAAGATTTAAAACTATTTACAGAAGATGATAGTTCGAGAATACTCCAATACATTGAAGATAATCAAAGTAATCTACAGAAAGACCCATTTGAAATTGAATTAATGTTTTAGTTATACGCACAGCACCTAGCACTTGCTAAGTGCTTTTTTTATACCCAAAAGTCGTAGAAATACGGCTTTTTTTGTTTTGTCCTAGTAGCCAAGAGGAAAGGCAGAGCTCTGCAAAAGCTTGACCGTTGGTTCAAATCCAACCTAGGACTTTCGCCAAGACAAGGCGTTAAATTGTCAACATTATTCAAATTCTCGTGGTCGTCTCACGTTAAAAGGACGTAGAAGGAGAACAAATGAAACGTGAATTTCTACAGTCTCTAGAACTGTCTGAAGAAGTTATCAATCAAATCATGGCAGAGCACGGCAAAACCGTACAAGCTACGCAAGAAAAACTGTCCGCGGCAGAAGCACAGCTTAACGAAGCCAATGCTACTCTTGCCACTTTGAAGAAAAATAACAAGGACAATGAGGGGCTACAAAGCGAATTGAAGTCTTATAAAGAGCGAGTTGAAATGCTAGAACAGGAAGCGAAAGATAACGCTCGTAAACAGACAATCAAAGACGCTTTGACGGATGCTAAAGGGACTGACGTTGATTATCTCATGTTTAAACTTGGTGACCTTGAAGTCGATGACGAAGGCAATGTGAAAGACCTTGAGAATAAAATCAAGGACCTGAAAGCAAGTCTTCCAACTTTCTTTGAGGAAGCACCAGAGCCACCTAAAGAACCAGAAGGGTTCACTAAGTTAGGCGGCGCCAAATTAGGCGGTGGACAACCACCCAAAGAAACAAGTCTTGAGTCAGTTCTTGCAAATCCTGAAATGAATTTGACTCAGTTCTTGCAACAACGGAGCAAATAAAAGGAGAATTTAAATGTCAAACGAAATTACAAAAGTTCTGGATACTATTACGCCAGAGATTTACAATGCTTATATTCAGCAGTATACTGCTCAAAAATCACTAATCGTTAACTCAGGTATCGCAGTCGCTGACGAACGTGTTTCTAAAATGATTACAGCAGGGAATACAATCGTTAACATGCCGTTTTGGAATGACCTTAACGGAGATGACGAAGTTCTTGCAGAAGATAAGGAACTTTCAACTGGTAAAATCACAGCAGGTAAAGACGTTGCTGCGGTTATGTATCGTGGTCGCGGTTGGGCTGTCAACGAGTTGGCGGCTGTCGTTTCTGGTGATGACCCATCACGAGCTATCCTTAGCCGAATCGGCGATTATTGGGTTCGTCAAGAACAAAAAGTGTTGCTTTCAGTGCTTAAAGGTTTGTTCGCTGAAAGCGGAGCACTTGCTTCTACACACTTGCTAAACATTGCGACAAAACCAATTACAGCCAAAGAAGTGCTTAACGCCAAACAACTACTTGGTGATTCTGCCGATAAACTTAAAGTCATGGTTATGCACTCGGCTGTATATACTAAATTGCAACAAGATAACTTGATTGTTTATATTCAACCAACAGACGCAACAATCAATATTCCGACCTATCTTGGATATCGTGTCATCGTTGACGATAGCAACGCACCAGCCGATGATGTATATACTACATACTTGCTTGCAGAAGGTGCTTTCGGTCGTAATAACGGAACACCAGCAGACCTTACAACTTTCGAAACTAACCGTAAAGCAGCCGCTGGCGTTGATGAAGTATTCACACGTCGCGCTTTCGTATTTCACCCGTATGGAGTTAAATTCACAGACACTACTGTAGCTGGATTGACACCATCTAATACAGAGCTTGCGACAGCTAACAACTGGTCTAAAGTCTACGAAAATAAAAATATCGGTATCGTAGCAATTCGCCACAAACTTGCTACTGAAGCAGTTTAAGGAGGTGATTCGAATGAAAAAACTTTATCTTGTCGTTGATTCGTTCATCGATTCGCAAGATGAAGGTGTTTTTTATCCTATCGGGGCTATCTATCCCCGTGAAGGATATGAACCAGACGAAAAACGTGTCAAATCTTTCTTGAAGGGCGAAAACGCCAAAGGCTCAGTGCTTATCAAGGAACTTATTCAGCTTCCGGCTAAAGACGTGGTTGAAACACCGCAAGAAGTAGCTGAAGAGCCTGAAAAAGAGCTTAATCGTGATGAAATCAAGGCAAAACTTGATGAATTGGGCGTAGATTACAAGAAAAATGCACGTACTGAAGTGCTAGCTGACTTGCTAGCTGAACAAGAAGGGGAGTAGTCAGCTACTCTCTTTTAATTTTGGGGGTATGTATGATTATTTCGCTTGAAGACGCTCTTAAAATCGATAAGAATGCTACACAAGAGTATTGTGATGGCCTTGAAACGATGGTCAGGGTGTCTACTAACAACAATTTCCAAAATATTCGCTTTAGGTGCTCTGGTTTGGTGCTTTCGGATAATGAAATTCGCGTCTCTAAAGGTCGTCTGGACATTTTTAAAGTCGGTGACACCATCGAAATTAATGACTCAAATTATAACGATGGCTTATATACCATCTCAGAGGTCGCTGACGACGTTTTAAAGATTAATGGACAATTTATCACGGAAGTATCAACGCGGGCTATACTGACTAAAATAAGCTACCCAGCGGACGTCTTAGCTGGAGTTAAGAAATTAATTAAGTACGATTCTAAAATGGCTGGAAAAATTGGGGTCAAATCGGAATCGATTAGTCGTCATTCGGTGACTTATTACGATGTGACCGCAGCAGAGAGTCAAGAAGGCTATCCGGCTACTCTTTTAGGTTTCCTGAAGAAATATAAGAAATTGAGGTGGTCTTGATGTCTACTTTTACGATTTTAAAATATGATAAGACAGGTAGAAGAAACAGTTTAGGCCAAATCATTCACGACTTTCAGGAATCTAGCACTTTTGACGGCTGGATTGACTTTTTAGGTGGCGAAGAAAGCATTAGTCAGAACGCAATCACAGCAGACAGCACTCACATTATAATCACGTTCGAAACACGCTTAGAAATCAGCATTTCAGACCGTGTTCGCTTTAAAGATAGAGATTACGAAGTGACATACGTCGATAATCCAATGGAGTTAGACGACCACTTGGAAATTTTCTTGAAGGCGGTGGGTTGATGTCTAGTGAGTTTAAAGATAATTCAGCGGCAGTCAAGCATGAAATCGAGTTACAGGCTATTCGTGGCCTGATTCAAGCTTGTATGCTTGTTGAGGGTGTAGCTGTTGGTTTGGCGCCGGTAGATACTGGAGCCTTGCGTGATAGCATTGACTATCGTGTTGACCGTGACGAGCTGGTCGGCTATGTCGGCACTAATTGCGAGTATGCAGTCTGGATTGAATTTGGTACTGGTGAATTTGCCGAGAAAGGCAATGGTCGAAAAGGTGGCTGGGTCTATACAGCTGCTGACGGCAAGACGTATTTTACTTACGGTCAAAGACCTGTTAAGTTCTTGCGTAATGCTTTCCGTCAAAACAAGTCGCAAATTCAGGAAATTTTGGAAGATTGTCTTAGAAATTTAACTTAAAGAGGTCACAATGAACGAAGTTATTGCCGCTGTATTGGCCCAATGTCAAAATGTCATCGCTGAAAGTTATTTCAGAAAGAACACAAGCCAACAAATCACTTATCCTTATCTAGTTTTTAGCTATGATAGCGATAATCGTGACAAGTACGCTGATGGTGCTTATCTGGACGTAACTATCTTTGATAATCAAGGCAGCAATGACGAACGAATTGAGACCAAGACGGCAGAATTAAAACAAGCACTAAGAAATTACTCTGAAATGCTTGATAGTTGTTATATTAGAGCACGTTTTGAGGGCGGAAACATGACTGACACAGGTTCAGACATGCTACAACGTCGAGACGTGCGATTTTATTTGGTTATAGATTGGAGAAATTAATGGCAAAACAAGCTGTACGTAAAACTGGGTACACTAAGAACACACCGAAGTCTTACATTGTTGACGCCGGCGCTGTTTTTAAAAACCTTGAATGGAATAAAACAACGAGTAAATGGGAAGGTGAGCTCTTGGGAGCTACGTCAGACGGTAACAAAGTTACTATTGAGAAAAACTATCGCGAGGTCGAAGTTGACGGAGTTAAAACTAAAGCTGTTGGTTTGAAGATTTTGGAATCTCAAAACGCAACGCTTGAAACTAACGTCAAAGAGCTTACGGCCGAAAACATCGCTTTGGCTTTAGGCGCCAAAGTAACAAGCGGTGACGGTGAATCAGCGCCAGTAAACTACAAGGTTATTACAAGTAAAGGGAAAGTCGAAAATGGCGATTATCTTAAAAATATCGCCCTTGTCGGAACTGTTTCAGGGACAAACGAACCGATTATCATTGTTTTGGATAATGCACTATGCACGTCTGGTCTTGAAATGGAACTTAAAGACAACGAGGAAGCGGTAGTAGCGATGACCTTCGAAGCACATGCTGATGAAGACCAAGTAGAAGACTTGACGCTCCCAGCTCGTATTTACTATCCACAAGTTAGTCTTGAAGTTTAATACTATTTAGAGAGGATTTTGATTGATGACCGAAAAAGTAACTGAACTACCAAAAGAAACAAAAATGCGTGAGCTAAAAGGTGATGACATCTTTACTATGCTTGGAATTCTTGGCAAACTTGACTGTCAAGATGAGATTATGGCTTTAGTTGATGGAGCTTTTAACAGCGCTGAAAAAGACCTTGAGAAACGAGGAACAAAAGTCGTTGCCGGCTTAGTCTTTGCTGTTATGAAAAATATCAGCAAAGCAAAAGATGACATAAACAGTTTTCTTGCTGATTTGACTGGTAAGAAAGTTCCTGAAATTAATTCGCTTAGCATGATTGATTACACTAAATTGTTAACTGCTTTCTTTAAGAAAGAGGAACTTAAAGATTTTTTCAAATCTATTGCGTCAGTGTTGAGCTAACAGAATTTAGATTAAAAGATTTACTTTTCAAACGATACACTAATCCAATGCTTGTCCTAGGGACTATGACCTTAGGGCAGACGTTGGATTTTTTAGTGTATTTGGTCAATGAAACTCAAAAAGAGGAATTGCGGGACATCTGGCTAGCCAAAGATACCGAATTGAGTTTAGGCGAGTTCATCAACAAGAATCTTCATTCTAAAGGGCGTACAGATAAGAAACAATCTGTAGAGAAAGATAAGCAGGCCATAGCAATGGCTGAATTTATCTTAAATAACGACAAGAAAGGAGATGTAGATGGAACTATTTAGCTTATTCGGAAAAATCGGTATCAAGAACCAAGAAGCCAACAAGGCTATTGATGAAACAACCGGTAAGGCCGAAGGAGCTCACGGAAAAATCGGAAAGGCTTTTAGTGGTGTTGGTAACTTAGCCGTTAAGGCTGGGAAAGCTATCGGCGTTGGTCTTGCTGCAGGAGCAGCAGCGTTTAGCGCTGTATCGGTGGCAGCAGTTAAAAATTATGCTGAATACGAACAGTTGGTCGGTGGTGTTGAAACGCTTTTTGGTACTGGTGGAAAAAGCCTTGAAGAATACGCTCAAAGCGTTGGAAAAAGTGTCGAGGACGCTTCGGAAGAATTCAATAAGTTACAATCAGCACAAGGCGCTGTAATGGAACATTCTAGAAACTCTTTCAAAGAAACTGGTTTGTCAGCTAATGCTTACATGGAAACTATCACAAGTTTTAGTGCGTCATTGATTCAGTCGCTTGGTGGAGATACTCAAAAAGCGGCCGAAGTCGGACATAAAGCGGTAGTTGACATGTCCGATAACGCCAATAAAATGGGTACTAATATTCAGGATATTCAGAACGCATATCAAGGTTTTGCCAAGCAAAACTACACTATGCTGGATAACTTGAAACTTGGTTTTGGCGGAACCAAAGAAGAAATGCAGCGTTTGCTGAAAGAAGCTGAGAAAATCAGCGGTATTCACTATAATATCGATTCGTTTGCTGATGTTGTTGAAGCTATTCACGTTATGCAAGAATCAATGGGTATTGCTGGAACAACAGCAAAAGAAGCTGAGAAGACTATTTCTGGTTCTATTGGAATGATGAAAGCTGCGTGGACTGATTTGCTTACTGGTATGGCTGATTCTGACCAAGACATAGCAAAATTAGTCAATAACGTTACTTATTCGTTTGGACGAGTGTTAGACAACATTATTCCAAGAATTCAAGAAGCGTTACCGCGAGTAATCGAGGGGCTTACACAAGTTCTTCTTCAACTTTCAGCATATCTACCAGGTTTACTTCAAACAATACTTCCAGCTTTGATTGATGGTGCCACACAGTTGTTGGGGGCGCTTTTTAGCATCCTTCCAATGATTTTTAATATTCTGTTTAATACGATTTTGCCGGAAGTGTCGGATAATTTTATCGCTTTCTTAGACAAAATCTTCTCGCAAGTTCCGCCTGAGTTTTCAGGTCTTCAAACAGCCTACGAGAATATCAAGCAGATTATTTTGGAAGTCGCAAGCATGGTTGGCGAGTTCTTCAGTAGCTTTTCTGGCGCTGACGACAGCAAAGGAAAGGTTGACGGTTTAAAAGACGCTATCAAAGGTGTCTCTGATTTCTTAGCAGACGCAACGGGCGGTGTTAAGGATTTTGTCACTTGGTTCAAGCAAGGTGGCACGTCTGTAGATGTATTTAAATCTGCTATTGTTGGCGCTACAGGCGCTTGGACGGCTTACAAGGTTGTCACCAGCGTCATCAAAGGGGTAGAAACAGCTAGAAATGTTATTTTAGGTGTTTCAAATGGTTTGATGTTAGCTCACATGGTAAGAACTAAAGCGTTGACAGCGGCAGAAGGAGCTCACGCAGCCGCTACTGTTGCAGGTACTGGAGCAGTTAAAGCATTCAATGCAGCTATGGCTATTAATCCTTGGGGAATCTTAATTGCAGCAATTGCCGCAGCAGTAGCAGGACTTGTTTGGTTCTTTAGCCAAACGGAAACCGGCAAAAAAATGTGGTCTGACTTTACGAAGTGGCTCGGCGAGACTTGGCAGTCACTCGTAAACGGCGCAGGTCAAATTTGGCAAGGCTTAGTGGACTTCTTTAGCAATCTCTGGACGTCTATCAAAGACACTGCTTCAAGTGCGTGGGAAGGCGTTAAAAGTGCTTTAACAAGCGCTTGGAGTTCAATTGTTAGCGCGGCACAAGCAGTTTGGAATGGATTAGTAGCGTTCTTCAACGTTCTTTGGGGAAGTATTGCGATTATCTTCCAAGTTGCATGGCTGGCAATCTATACACCTTTGCGAACGGCTTGGGAAGTGTTCTGGGCGTTTACACAAGGATTCTGGCAAGGTCTAGCTTATTTCTTCTCTGACCTTTGGGAAGGAATTAAATCAGTAGCGACAAGCGTTTGGGACGCTATCAGTTCAGCGTTAACAGCGGTATGGAATACTATTGTCGCTTTTGCTATGAGCGTTTGGCAAGGTTTCGTTCTGACTTTAACCACGATTTGGAACGGTATTTTAGCAGTAGCTACGCCAATTTTCAATGCTTTGAGTACATTCTTTAGCACTTTGTGGAATGGTATCGTAACTGTTGCGATGACTATCTGGAGTATCCTCGTAACCGGTTTAACAAATATGTGGAATAGCGCCGTAACAGTAGCAACAACAGTCTGGACGGCTTTAAGCGCTTTCTTTAGTAGTCTTTGGAGCGGAATCAGTTCAACAGCTTCAAGTGTTTGGAGTTCTATTTCTTCATTCTTATCTGGAGTTTGGAATGGAATTTCATCAACAGCTTCAAGCGTGTTCAATGGTATCAAGAACACAGTATCAAACGCGTTCAATGGTATTAGGGGTGTAGCTTCATCTGTTTGGAATGGTGTCAAGAGTACAATTTCAAACGCAATCAACGGAGCTAGAGACGCTGTCAGAAACGCAATCGAAGCTATTAAAGGATTCTTTAACTTCAGTATTTCATGGCCGCATATTCCAATGCCGCACTTTAGTATTTCGCCAGCTGGTTGGAGCGTTGGAGACCTTTTAAAAGGTAAGATTCCACATTTAGGCGTTCAGTTTTATAAAAAAGGTGGGATTATGACTAGCCCTACCCTTTTTGGAATGAACGGCAACAATGCTATGGTTGGCGGTGAGGCAGGAGACGAAGCTGTCCTTCCGCTTAACGATAAGACCTTGGCTGGAATTGGTAAAGGAATTGTTGACGCAACCGGCGGAGAATCTGAAAGCGTCGAAGTGCTTCATCTAATTCTTGGAGTGCTTGAAGAAATCCTTGATAAAGACCTAGACGTCTATCTTGATAGCGACACGCTGGTCGGTAAGACCTATCGCAAATACCAAGCTAAAATCACAGCGTCTGACGCTCGTAATCTAAGATTGAGAGGGGGATAATGCTTGGAGAAAATTTTAAAAACTATGTCCTATAACGGCGTAGACCTTGAGCCTTATCTCACAGTTTTAAAGGTCTATCGTCCGGGAACAGCTGACATCACAAACGAAAGAAGGCAGGTCGCAACTCGTGGCCTGTCTTTTAAACGTCAGCGACGAGGTGGCAAGACAATCAAAGTCGATATTTTTATCGCAGGAAACGTCTTGGAAATTATCGACGTTCTGAACGACATCTTTGCTGAATATCCGGCTAAATTGGTCTTTAGTGACCAACCAGACCGCTATTATTTAGCGACGCTTAGCAAGTTTCCTGAGCCGTCAAGTTCGGTCAGAGAAGCGGAGTTAACACTGGAATTTGAATCATTCGATGGAGTGGCTCACAGTGTTGCTTATAAGCGTTTTGATAATCCTACAGTTAAAGATGGGCTACTTACTTTTAACGTCGAAAACAAAGGAAATGAAACAGCTCTTCCAATCATTCGGCTGAAGTCAAATAGTGATAACGGCTATTATGGGCTAGTTAGCGATTCTGGTGTTATGGCTGTCGGAAACAAGGAAGAGATGGACGGGAAAACCGTCGAAAAATCGGTACTTGATTTTGATTATCGCAACAACATCTTACAAGGTTTTGAGAAAGGTATTAAAAATCAAGCGATTTCAAACGTCGCCGAGAATCTGACCGGCACTCTTGGGACGGTGCATTTTAACGGCCGTGATTTTGTGTATTTGCAGAATTATTCCCAGCAAGGTGTCAATAGCTCAGGAAGTTTGACGTTTCCTGTAACCAATAGCACGGCTTACGACTATATTTGGTGGCGGCAATTGTTCTGGAGCGGTCCGGATAAGCTGGATAATCAGTACGGCTTTATCAAAGTTATCGCGACAGACGAAGAAGGGACGTTCTTGTATGGCGTCGAAACATTTAAGCGAGCCCGTGGCCTTGATTGCGAATACAACTTTTTAGGAGCTGACGGTCACGGCGGTTTCAAAACGTTAAAGAGTATTAAGTTTTGGGATACACAATACGACAAAGATAATCCATTTAATGAGCCGCGAGGTTTTTCGGACATCTTGCGTAAAGATGACGTCGTTGACTTTTATTGGTGGGGTGGACGTAATCCGTACACTATCCCAGCAATCAAAGGCAAGAAAACGGCTAACATACACTTAATTTTTGGCGGATTCTCTGGCCGGACTTTGGTTACTCGCATGTACGTCAGCGATATCTGCTTTCAAGCTAACAAAGTGCCTACGTGGGAAGATATTCCTAATCGGTACATGATGGGAAGCACCGTCGAAATTAATAGCGAGAATCGAACGATTCTAGTGAATGGAATTCAGAACGCTAAAGAAATGATTGACGGCGGATACTTCCTGAAAATACCGAGAGGACGCAGCAAAATTAGCATTTCAACGTCAAGTTGGTGTCAAAAGACACCGACGGCAACAATCGAATTTGAGGAGAGGTGGAGCTAATGCTATTAAGCATTTTAGACCATAACCTTGAGCGTGTCGGATTTTTAGATAACGAAGATAACGCTAAAGGTCTTGTTTTTTATAACGATATGTGGTCGCGCTACCTTGAAACAGGTTCCGCGACCTTTGATTTTACGGTTGATAAAAAGAATTTAGAACTAGATACGCATAACAGACGCGTCTATCAAACACTTAATGAGCGTTCTTTTGTGTCATTCCATGACAATGGCCGCGCCTATCTGTTTAACATCATGAAAACAGTCGAAGATGAAGACGCAATCACTTGCTATTGTGAGAATCTGAATCTTGAGCTTTTAAATGAGTACGCCAACCCATTTAAAGCAGATAAAGCATACAGCTTTGAAGAGTATTGTAAGAAGCTTGATTTGCTTGATTTTGCGGCTTTGAAACTCGGAATCAATGAAGTCTCTGACCAAAAAAGAACCATCGAATGGACCGGCCAAGACACTAAATTAAAGCGTTTGATTTCGTTAGCGAATAACTTTGACGCTGAAATTGCATTTGAAACCTACTTGAACGACGACAGCTCTCTGAAAGTGTTTCGTCTGAATGTCTTTAAAGAGCACGATGACAAGCACCAAGGTGTCGGCGTAAGACGTGACGACATTATTTTGAATTATGACCAAAATATCGAAAAAATCACTCGTACGGTCGATAAAACGCCAATCTTTAACATGATTCACCCAACCGGAAGCGACAAGACTATCACGCGTCAAGTCACTAAAACTAGGACGGTTTACAAGACTGTTACGGTCTCTGGTGGTGGCGCAGGGAATACAGAGAACGCTCTACGAAATATCGAAAGTCGTAAAGGTCAACGAGTCGGAACTGGTCAATGTTATTCACTATCCGCCTTGTATTCCGCCTTGCTAGGGGGTCCCGGTCTTGGAGCGGGCGTCACTGGAATCAGCGGGCGAATCGGTGCAGGGATAGCTGCGTCAAATATTGGAACAGATTACCGCTGGGGTGCCTTTGGTTGGGCTGTAGTTGGGAACGAGGTTTCTAACGCAAAAGCCGGTGCTATCGTCAATATTAGAGCTAACTATGGTTCGCCTTTCTGGACTGGACCATACGGACATACAGCGATTATTAAATCGGTCAGCGGGTCTACGATTACCGTCCTAGAGCAGAACTACGCTGGGCGAATGTACATTGTCGAAAACAGCTACAATCTAGGCGCTTATATGGCTGGTGTTCAAACATTGTGTTATCCGCCAGAACTTGCAGCAGGCAAGGTTGTAGGCGGTCAAGCAGTGACTAAGCAAGTGCCTGTACAGGAAACGTACACAGAGAACGTCAAAGAGACGGTTAAAACAGTCATTCCATCAAACAAGTATAAGGAATATAAGAACGACACTGGAGAGGTCGAGTTTTACGTCAAAGATGGTAGCATTTATGCTCCTATTTCCGCCAAGCTTTATCCGTCAGTTTTGTCAGGTAAAGAAATCGGCGATAACTGGATTAGGAAAGACGCGTCAATTGAAACGACTGACGAGAACGTCTTGGAAGCTAATGCTTTGAAAATGCTACGCGCTGGGTGTTATCCAACGATTACATATGACGTCAAAGGAGACGCCGATTTAGAACCGGGAGACACGGTCAAAGTACATGATGACCAATTCTACCCGGTTCTTTTATTGGAAACGAGGGCTTCAGAGGTTCACCGAAGTTTCTCAGACCCAGACCAAGGCCACTCGGTCTTTACGAACTTTAAAGTCCTTGAAAATCAGCTTCCTAGCGACTTGTTATCTCGTATGGAAGAGCTAGCAGACGCTAAAGCACCTTATACAATCCGATTATCAAGTGATAACGGTACAAGCTTTAAAAATAACGAGGGCGAAACGTTATTTAAAGCCGATTTGTACAAGGGCGAGAAGTTGTTAGCTACCGACGTCTCATGGCGCTGGGCGCTTGACGGAAACGTTATTGTCGCCATGCAATACCTTGCTAGAGCCGAGAATGTAGATGGTACAGCTATCTTAACGGTGGCGGCTTACATTGGCAACAATGAAGTTGCGACGACTGAAATCACTCTGACGAACATCGTTGAGCCAACAAATCTAATTATCAAGACATCGAGCGGAAACATTTTTAAAAACAATCTTATCAATACAAAACTGACTGCTACGCTCTGGCGTGGTGGGAAAGAGATTGATAAAGAAGGTAAAGATTATAGCTATATTTGGACGAAGACAGATGATGAGGGGAATGCTGATGAAATCTGGAATCAAGACCATAGCTATTCGCAAAAAACAATTGAAATTACACAAAGAGATGTATTTAGACGAGCTCAATTTGAATGCAATGTTGAGCCTCTAGGTTAAAAAGGAGAATTCAAAAATGGGTATTATTTCAAGTGGACAGATTACAATCACAGACTTGTCAGATGCGCCCGTATTAAGCGCATTTATCACCGCAAGCCAAACAACAACGCAAGTATTTGACCAAACAGCCAATACTTACAATCCGTCATACACAAGCACACCTCAAACGTTGACACTTAATTTGACTAAAGCTGGTCAATCGACTTCGATTTTAGGGCAAGTTGGTAAGGTAAGCTGGTACGAATACAACGGCTCAACCAAAACAGCTGTTACAAGCACTACTAACACAGATAATCAATACTTGTCTGGAACACATAATGAAGTATTGCACACGAAAGTGAATGTGCCAGCTAGCGCAGGAGCTAAACGCTACGAAGCTGTCGGAACATGGACAGACCCAGTGACAGGTTTAAAAGTTGATTTTCGTGCACAAATTGATTTGCTAGCGGTTCAGCTTGGTAAACAATCACTCGTTCTAAACGTGTATACAGGTAAAGGTAATACATTCTATAATAATCAGCCAGCAAACTTGACAGTAAATGCCGACCTTTATAAAGGTAACAATCTTTCTGGCGGTAACAAACAATTCAAATTCTTTTATGCTGATAGCGCAGTCTCAGCTACAAATTCAACTGGCTACGATGCTGATGGTGGAATTGGCTGGCATTTGTGTTCATCAACGACTACTGGTCAAACACCGAATTCAGAACCATCAGCTAATACGACTGGTCAAGGCGTGCTTACTGTAACACCTAACGTAGTAACTAATTCACAAACATTCAAAGTCGTCTGCATTGATAAAGCGGGCGGTACCGATGGTCAAAAAGCTATTGGTATTGCGACAATCCTTGATTTCTCAGACCCAATCGTGGTTGTCGTCGAATCAACTGCAGGTAGTACATTTAAAAACTCATCTGGTTCAACAACTCTTAAAGCTCGTCTTTACCGAAAAGGTGAGGAGCTGGATGCGGACGGTACAAGCAAAACTTACACGTACAAATGGTCTAGACGTGATAAAAACGGTACTTTAGACGCTAATTTTGGCGGAACTGGCAATCAATACAAGACTGGTAAGTCCATTACAGTTTCAGCGAGCAACGTTAGCGATAAAGCTACATTTTTCTGCGAAGTATTTGAATAAGGAGGTACAAGTATGATTAGAGCTGAAATCGAATTAGGCGGGCAACTTGAAGTAATTGACATCAAAGCTAAAGATAAGTCTGAGGCAATCGAAGAAATCTGGAGAACATATGGCCTTATGACTTACATTATCAGTCTTAGAGAGGTGAACGATGAAACTAATAGCATCAAATCAGATGACGCTAACAAATCTAAAGGAAAAGGCGATTGAGCGAACTGGTATTTCATTTTGGCACGGCTTATCCGCAACTAAACACCCGCTAGGTGTTTATGATTGCGGTAGCCGTGACCATGCTTTCGCTAATGAGTTTGACGTTGTCAGCGGAAAAAAATATACAGTTAGGATTATTGCTCAAAGAACAAAAGGAGCTATTAATCTCAAAGGCGGTATCTGGTACACAGAAAGAACATCTGGTTATCAATTTGATGGTCTAGCAGCACTGACTCAGGTAGGAGAACTTAGCGAAGATAGACTAGGAATTTGGGAAAGAACTTTAACAGTCCCAAATGGAAAAATCAAGGGTAGAGCTTATGTTCAACTTGAACAGTCATCGACTAGTGGATTTTCAACCGCTTATCGTGTATACGACGCTCAGGTATTTGATGAAAACGGGCAACCCCTTGTGACTGACCAGAATAATTTTGGTGCTTTAACAAGTCCTATGGCAGCCCCTGATGGCACATACATCTGGAAGCGTACTATCACACACTACACTGACGGTACAAATGATACTGTCTGGGAATATAGCGGTGTTGGCGAGAAGGGTAATACAGGGGCGAACGGTCAAACCTCGCACGTACACTTTGCCTTCGCCGACAACGCAACTGGTGGCGGATTTAGCTTAACTACACCAAAAGCATACATGGGTTGGTACGCTGATTTTAACGAGGCGGCAAGTACAGACCCGACTAAGTATAGGTGGAGCAAGTGGAAAGGCGACCAAGGCTTGCCAGGAAAACCAGGGGCCGACGGGAAAACGTCCTATTTCCACATGGCCTATGCAGATTCCGCAGATGGCAGAACTGGTTTTAGTTTTAAAGAGTCTGGTCAGCAGTATCAAGGCTATTACACAGACTTCGTACAAGCAAACAGTACAGACCCAACAAAATACGCTTGGATGGATAGACGTGCTGGTGTTGAAGTTAGTGGACGAAATCTTTGGATTCAATCGAAAGCTACTGGTGGTTTCGTAGAAGAAACGCTACCAGACAACCATATTACGGGTCAGAAGAAGTGCTATCGTATTCCAAACAATAAGGAGCTAAGTTTTAATATAGAACCAGATTTCAGTTCTAGACTTTATCGTAAAGTCACTTTTAGCGCTTGGGTGAAATACGAGAATGTCGTTCAAGGCACGAACGGCTGGAATGTATTTAACTGCTTTAAACACTCACTATACCTAAAAAACAGCTCGACAGGCGCGACTTCGACTGCTAACTATCTAACGTTAGGAGGTTTTGTTGGGACGTCAGACTGGAAGTATATAACGTACACATACGACTATGCAGCTATCAAGTCATACGACCAGCTTAAATCTACTATTCGTTTCAACCTCGAATGGGCTAAAAGCGGTACGGCTTGGGTGACTGGTGTCATGGTGCAGTTTGGAAATGTGGCTACTGGTCATGTATGGGCACCAGAGGACATACAAGCTGACATTGACAGCAAAGCAGACCAGACGCTCACGCAAGAGCAACTGAATGCGTTGGCAGAGAAGAATAATCTTATCAAAGCCGAAATGGAAGCAAAAGCGAGCATTGATACTGTCGATAAATGGATAACAGCTTACGAAAACTATGTTAAAGCAAATGATGCAGATAAAGCTAAATCGGAACAAGCTTTAAAAGAAGCGTCAGAACGTATCTTGGGAATGAGATACGAAGTTAACGACTTAAAGTTCGCATGGGATGCAATCGATAGATTCATGAGCTTTCAAAATGAAGGCTTGATTATCGGTAAAAAAGATGGTTCAGCTTACGCTAAATTTAGTGATGACAGGATTAGCTTATTTTCTGGAAGCAGCGAAGTGATGTACATTTCTCAAGGTACGTTAAATATTGCTAATGGTATTTTTACGAAGACGATTCAAATTGGACGTTTTCGCTTTGAAACGCACCCAGCCGATGCAGACATGCTGGTATTAAGGTATTTAGGAGGTTGATATGGCAACAGCTACATTTAGCGGTTCTTACGGTCGTAATATGGCATTGGAATTGCAGGCGACGCAAACAGGCCAAAATATAGCTGGAAATTACAGTACTGTTAAAGTAGTAGGTCGTTTGCGTACTAACGGTTATGCCTCTATGTGGGGTGTCACAAGCGATGTCACTATACACATTAATGGCGATGGTGCAATCGAGCATCCCGTGATTAATATCGGAACAAATTCAACACAGGAAATCTTTAATCGCACTTACAACGTCGGGCATGACTCAGAAGGTAAGAAAACGGTCGGAGTTCAGTTAAGCGTTGGCCTAAATACGGGCGGATACGGTTCTGCTATGGTCGCTTTTGATTTACCGTTGACACAAATCAAGCGTGCAAGTACTGGGAAGGTGACAGCTACTGAGCTTGGTAAAGTTGCGACTATTACAATTGACCGCAAAAACAGTTCATTTAAACACACCTTACGTTATAACTGGGACGGCAAAACTGGAACGATTGCGACAAACGTTGACACGTCATGTAATTGGACTTTACCACTCGATTTTGCTAACACAGTTCCGAATGCAGATTATCACTGGGGAACGGTCTACATTGACACATATTCAGGCAGCACCAAAATCGGGACGAAGGAAGTGACGTTTAACGCCAATATCCCAGCAAGCATTAAACCAACCTTAGGCGGTATTAGCTTATCTGACAGCAATACGACTGTATCCAATCTGATAAATACGTCAAATACATTCGTGCAGGTCTTGTCTAATATCAAAGTTGCTTTTAACAACGCTAGCGGTGCTTACAGCTCTACCATTTCCAATTATCGTGCGGAAATCGTCGGCAAAAATCTTAGCACAACGTCAAACGGCGGTTCACTTGGCATGATGGACTTCAATGGTTCAGTGACTGTTAGAGCGACAGTCACAGACAGTCGGGGACGAACGTCAGACCCTGTTGAAATTCCTGTTAATGTGTTGCCGTATTTCACGCCGCACATGAGTTTCACCGCACAGCGTAGCGGTTCTGCTAGCACGACCTTAACCGTCACAAGAAATGCCAGAATAGCTCCTTTAACAGTCGGTGGAAAGCAAAAGAACAAAATGATTATTTCTTTTAAGTACAAGGAGCATTCAGCTACTAACTACACGACTGACACAGGCAGCGCAGGTGGGACGTGGACGACTATTGATAATTTAACAAACTCTAGGGCTAATTTAGCAGCTACTTTTAGCACACTAAAGACTTATGACATTATCGGTAAAATCGAAGATGCATTTACAAGCTATGAGTTCTTAGCAACTGTTGGTACAGAGAAGTTTCCTATTGCAATTAGACCAGACAGGGTAGGTTTTGGCAAAACACCAGAAAATGCAAATGCTGTTGACAGTGATTGGGTCTACAAGTACAAAAACAAAGACATTCAACACCACAAACTAACTAACAACAACGGACAGATAATTCAAGTTGCTAGAAATACTGACATGAATACGATTGTTGAAACTGGTTTCTATTGCGGTGAAGAATTATTGCATAGACCAACTGCAACAGGAATGCAATCTCATACGTATTTTAGAGTGCAGCGATTTGATACTAATAGTACTTGGGTATTACAAGAAGCTATTGATTTCAACGGAAAGTTGTCAGCTTATCGTGTGCGAATTGGTGGAAGTTGGCAAGATTGGCAGTACTATGCTGTTCAAAACAAGGTCGCCGAATTCACAGCGGTGAATCAAACCAAATCATATAGTAAAGAAATCGGTATGCCATATTCAAGCAAGGCGACGGCTACTAGGATTGGTAATCAAGTTCAGCTTACTTGGCACAGGGCAATTTCAAATATTAATAAGCAGTGCGAATATGTGGAAGTGTCTGAAACTATCCCGCTTGGTTACAGACCCGCTTTCGAAGTACATATGAATTTGAGCGGTAACGTTTCAAACAGTGTTAACGCTTGGGCAGTCTTGCATTTAGCAACTGATGGGAAAATCAGGCTTACAAATAGCTACACAGGTAACCACGTATGGACGGGGACAGTTACTTACTTAACTACAGACCCATTTCCATCGTAGAAAGGAGAATATATGAAACTAAAATTTAGTTCGAAGTCGCAGGAATTTGAGCAAGACGGCACAGTTAAAGGTACGAAAGTAACCTTGACCAACGATGACGGTGGATTTCTTCCCGTCATGCTCCCAGCCGACAAAATCGAGCTCTCAAACACAGAGCTGGAAAAGTTAGCGCTGGAAGTCGTTTATCAAGAGAATTTTCGTGATAAGTACGAAAACGAGAAATTCAGCGAGATTGATGAGAAAATCAAAAATTACAACGAAAATTCAGAAGTAGCCCAAGCTACACTGTTAGACCTTATCACCCAACTTTATGATAAAGGAGTACTAGCAGATGAAACTATTGATGAAAATCAAGAATGAAATAGAAAGAGGAACAGACATGATGATTAAACTTTACGCAATTAACGTTATCTCAGGAAATTACCAATATGCCAAAATCCCAAAAGTGCTTAAACCAAAAGTCAAAGCACAAATCGCTCTCATGGTCGAAGATGATGAGCTTTTGGCAGAGCTAACTAAGGAAGATACTGCTGAATAAGCTTAGAAAGCAGAGGGGCTTATGGTGGGACAAGATATTATTCATGAAGCCATGAGAGCAACTTGGACGATTGATAAAGTTGGCGGAGTTTTAGCTATAGCTATTATCTTAGTCATCTTGCTTTTAATCAGCGGTATGATTTGGGTCATCAAGAAGTTAGTGACTGGCTTTCAGGAGACGAATAAGGAACTATTAGCTTCCAACAATCGGATTGCTACTGAAAACCAACAGCAAATGGCTAGATTGACAGAAGCTGTTAATAATCTCTCACTAGAAACTCGCAAAGACATATCAGTTTTGCAAGAGAAAGTGGACGATTTAGAAGATGTTGTTAGAAATACACAGATGTTTTAAAGGAGTAAGAAAATGAATGATGTAATTTTACAAGGCATTATGCTTATTTTAACTGGCTTTGCTGGTTTTATCGTGAAAACAGTAAAGGACTACCTCTTTAAAGAGGGTGGAGAAAAAGCTTTGCGCATTGTTGAGATCGTGGCAAAAAATGCTGTTAACGCAGTGGAGCAGATTGCAAATGAGGACACTAAAGGCGAACAAAAATTAAATGCTGCTAAGACGAAAGTCAAGAAAGCGTTAGAGCAATACAATATCTATTTATCTGATAGTCAGCTTGAAATGTTTATTGAAGCAGCAGTAAAAGAAATGAATGATAGCTGGAAAGGAGAAAATAAATGAATACAGACATTTTAATTAATTGGTTCGAAAGCCGTCGAGGCAAACTTACTTATAGCATGTATGGCAGTCGTAACGGCTCAGACGGCACAGCAGACTGCTCTGGTTCGATTTCTCAGGCTTTGAAAGAGGCTGGAGTAAATATCATCGGACTACCGTCAACGGTCACTCTAGGCTCACAATTAGCCAAGAATGGCTTTTATCGAGTGTCTAAAAACGAAGATTGGAATGGACAGCGAGGCGACATCATTCTCATGTCATGGGGTGCTGATATGTCGCAATCTGGCGGTGCTGGCGGTCACGTCGGTGTGTTAGAAGATGCTAACACGTTTATTTCTGTTGACTATTCAACTGGCGGACAAGCAGGTACAGCGGTATCAAGCCATAATTGGGATAGTTATTACAACAACTCTAGACCAGCTTACGTTGAAGCTTGGCGCTTTAGTGGTTCTACAGCTACACAGCCTAACACAGTAGTTTCTGGCGGACGTAAACCAGACAGTAAAGCCTACTATCTTGCGAATGATGTAGCGTTTGTTAATGGCATCTATCAAATCAAATGTGATTACCTCGCGCCGGTAGGCTTCTCATACGTAGATAACGGTGTGCCGGTTGGTATGGTAAACTGGGTTGATGAAAACGGCAACAACTTGCCTGACGGTCAAGACAAGGATTTTAAAGCAGGTATGTACTTTAGCTTTGAGATTGACGAGGCTCATATTACAGACACTGGCGAGGGTGGCTATTATGGTGGATACTATTGGCGTAAATTCGAGTTCGGTCAGTTCGGCACTGTATGGCTTTCTTGTCGAGACAAGGACGATTTAGTCAATTATTACAAGTAAATTTGATATAATTAAACAAACGAATACTTTAACACCCCTAGCGCAAGCTAGGGCTTTTTTTAATTTTGTTGACGTCAACAAAATTGGCAGTTATAGATGTTTATGGTATAATAGTTGCTGTAAGAGTGTAAAGGTCTTACTAGATAGGCATGTGTGGGCTGGCGAGCACACGTTAAACTAAACACAGCAGGACTTCTTTTCAGGACTAGCGTGAGCTAGTCCTTTTTTTATGAAAAAATATCACGCAAACAAAGTTCGCAAAAATGTAACTATCCCAGAATGGTTAAACGAACTCGCAGAAGAGAATAATGTCAACTTCTCACAAGTTCTTACTGAAGCTCTTGAAATGAAATTACAAGCTTAAAATAAAAGGCGGTCTGATGACCGTCTTTTAATGTTGGGTTTTAGTCTCGATAGTATTTATGATTGGAAATCCG